CTGCCCTAGTCCATATCCGCTGCTTCCGCTGATCACTCCGCCAATTGCAGACCCGATAGCCGAAACATTCACACCATGGGCCAACAGCCATTTATTGAACGAGTCTGTAGCTTTTTCGATGCTAGAAGCAAGCGATTCAAAGGCATCCGCTGTTCCACGAATTGCCTGCGAAAATGCTGTCCAGTCAAAGTCCGACTTACCCCCTTTGGCCCAGGTTTGGTAATCCTGCCACAACATTAGGATTGCTGCTCCAAGCGCAGCGACGAGTCCAATTACAGCCATTACCGGTGCTGCGGCCACAATAAAGCCCACGAGAGCCGTCCATGCGGCGACAACCATACCAAGTCCTGTGCCCAGCGCAACAACGCCAGCAAGGGCCGCTGCGATGCCAGCAATGATAGCCACAATCTTCTCATGGCGCTGCGCCCATGCTCCTACTTTCTGGAGAAGGTCCAAGAACCTCTCCAAGTAAGGAGTCACCTTGTAGAGCAGGTCATAGCCGATCTTGACAATCAGCAATTCCAGATCGGTAAAGCGGAGTTTCAACTGTGCCGCCGACTCGGCCTCTTTCCCCGTAGGCCCGAATCCCTTTGTTCTCGCCAGTGCCCCCTGCATGGCTCCTGGCCCTTGCAAAATCAAGTTCATCACATCTTCGGGGATTCCGCTCGCCATGCCGAAGCTGAAAGCAACCTTGCGGTCCATGCCTGCGAATCGTTTCGACAGATCCACCATGATCTGATCGAACGGCTCACGAAAGTTTATGCCCAGGCGCGCAAAGAGCGGAAGAAGCTGAGGCATCTTGCCAATCAGCAGTTCTCCAGGCATTCCCGCGATAGTCCGCATGAAGTTCTGAATCGAACCCTTGCTGCCGCCAATCTCTTGCGCCGCCGCTCCCCACGCAAAGAGCTTTTGCGTGTTCATCTCCAAATTGCGAGAGAGAAAGTAAAGCTGAGTATTTGTTTCAATGGTGTCTTTGACGAAGGCGCGAACAGCTACAGTTCCGCCGAGAACAGCGAGGAATGAACCGAGTTTTGCGGAAAGGACCGTTAATTCTGATGCAGTCCCTTTGGAGGCTGTACCGATTCCCTTTACGCCATGCTCGGTCTTCGATGCGGACTTTTCCAGATCGGCGAGCTTATTGCGAACACCGGGAGCCTTTGCGTCAACGTCTTTACTATCAAGTCCGAGGGTGATGATCAGGCTGTCAATCACTGTTGCCATGGTCTACTCCCTCTCGTTTTCTGAATCAACCGCAACAACCTCAAGCAGATTATGGAGGTCTTCTTCCCCATAGACAGTATCAAGCTCATGGAGTGTTGCGAATCGTTGAGAAATTACGATTGCGAGCGGCCACGAGATGTTTGCTGTCCTACAGGTGTTTTCTCTTTCACCTTCTCCACTATGCCGCCGATGGAGGCGAATGGGTCGGCGGCTTGTAAAAAAGAAATGTGAAGTTTCAGTACCTCCCATTTGAGCATCAGCAGCGTCTTGACTTCTTCGACCTGGCTCTCAAACAGCGGGTATCCCACCTTGACCTGCGGCTTTTGCGGATTAGGAATGAATTCAACGCACTCCATCAGTTCGGCGAGTAGCGGCCTGATCGAAACAGCGTCAATCGCAAACAGCTTCTTGAGGCCAATTTCCGCAAGCGCAGCCATACCCAACTGCAAGGCTCCGTCAGGAATATCCACGTTGGCCGCTCCGAGCGCAAGCATCACTCGGATAGCCCAGTCTTCCGCTTTTGTCGCGGCCATCTCTGTGAGCAGGAATTGCTTGCCTTTATCCCTACCCTCAGAGTCCACGGTAAACGTCGATGTTTTCCTTGCCATTTGTCTCTCCGATTACAGGCTGGACGGGGTTACGCTGCCCCAGTTTATGCTGAATTCACGAGCGCCGAGAACCTTGCCAGCCGAGGCCACAGAGTTGTAATCCTCCAACGTTCCTTTGTTGCAAGCGTAGGACTGGCCAGTTGAGGGCAGATCGACAGTCGCTGTGATGTAGTAGACATCGCGGGCGACACGTTGGGCGGCAAAGATCGCCTCGAAAAGCGCAACGCTCGGAGAGTCGGCTTGGAACGAGTAAGTCTGCTTTACCGCGTTGAATACGAGGCCAGCCGTCTTGCGGCCATCGACGCCGATTTGCGTTTCAGTCAAAACGACCGCCGCAGTATCCCACGCCTTGTCAGTCGAATAGCCTTGCAACTGTACAGGCGAAGTGAATAGTCCCGCCACGATGATGCTGACAACCGAATTTGCGGAGGTAATTGTACTCGCCCCGCCTGTTAGAGAATTGAGAAATCCGCCCATAAATCACCCCTCAAACCAGATTTACAAAACATCTATCGAGGCCATCGAGAATTGCAGAATCGCCCCGCCGCTGGCGTACCAGAAATTTATCACAGGTGTTTGCCCAGCGTTGCGGGCCTCTGCCCCAGGGTCAAGAATCTGCAAATAGTACCCGTTGTTTTGGACCGCGCTGGCCGCGTTCTGTACCCCGGCAGCAGCATTGATAGCAGCGGCCTGAGTTGAAGAAAGAGTCACGCCGATCTGAATAACGCCGTTGTTGAGCGCGTTGTTGATCGGACCATTGTCAGCAGGTGCCGCAGTGCTGCTCTGTCCCACGAGGGACGCCCGAACGAGGCCGTATCCATACGGGTCATAAGGAATCTTCCCCAGCGTGGTGTAGAGAGTGATCAGCGACAACTCAAGCTGGGAGTTCAACCATATCTGGTCGAAAAATAGGTTTGCCCACGGAACGCTCCCAGGCATATTCCCGTTCGAGAAGAATGTGAATCCCTGATTGCGCGATGCAAAGGCTCCGTAGCAACTGTAGCCGTTTGCCAGAAGATTCTCGTAGGTTTGCAGATTCGCGCACGTCGGAACCACGGCAGCAGAGTTTGCCGATTTTCCAGAGAATGTGATGCTTCCGTTTGTCTGTGAATAGTTCACACATGCAATCATTCCCTGCACAAAAGCCGCTGCGTTCGTCACCAAAGGACCAAGCGTACCGAGTGCCGGATCGCCGCCGATGCACATCAGAGCGTTGTAGTTGTTCGCTTTAGCAACGACTCCGAAAGGCTCAGTAGCATTCTGCACGCTCGCCTGAACATCGCTGTCCCACATAACTCCGCCGTATTGCCCGTTCTGCCCGCTAAACCATGCGGCAAAACCTTCTTTCTGCGTCAGAGTTGGCTCTGTGAGATAGCTCATGCTCGCCCAATTGCGATTGACTGCGATGACGTTATTCATCGCGCTTGCGGGCGTATCAGCCGCCGCGCCTTGCGAGAGCGTTGCGCCAGTCGCCTGAGTCAAGAAGAGATCAGCCGCGAGTGTTCCTGTCGCGTAGGTAATCGTCTCCGTTGCCCCGGTCAGTGTGCTGGTGAAAACAAATGCGCCTTGGACGGCATTCCATGTCACCGCAAAAGGAGGAGTGGTAAAGGCTGCTTGAATCGCCGCCGCCATCAAGCTTTGCGTTGCGACTCCAGTCAGATTGATTGTGCTTGATGTGATCGGAGAACCGGCAAAGTCGATGGTCAGTGTTCCGCTGTAGCTCTGGAGAGTGGCAAGAGGCACATTGGCGAGAGAACCGGACTGCAACCATCCGGCGCGGGCCGCTGCATTGTAGGGCGCAAACAGGATCGAAGATGGAAGCTGTGTTCCGTTCACCATTCCCGCTGCGTAGATGGAAGCATAGGCGTACTCTGCCGACGACGGCCCAAAGAAGTTTGAGACCGTTTGCGCGCTTCCGCCAGTGAGCGGGAAGCTCAACACCTGACCCGCTGGCATCAGAGCATTTTCTGTGAGCACAAGGCCGTTCATCACCAGACCCGTGCCGCCGGGACTAAGCACTGAGGGAATTACGTTTGCGATAACACTTGCCGGAATCGTCATTTTTCTTCTCCTTATGCGTCCGCCATGTCAACGGTGTTCATCTTGAGTGTATCAGCAGCTTGCTGAGGCACGATTACAATTGGGTTGTATTGAAGCAGCATATTCAGAATCCATCGGCGCTCGTACTGTTCCTCGCCGGTTATCAGCGGTGATTCGTTCCCATCATCGCAATAGAGCGGCGCGATACCT